GACTGCCGGGTCGTCGGGCATCTGGAGCGGCGGGAGCGGGATCGGGGGTGGGGTCCCGATGTTCGGGGTTTCCAGGGATTCGTGGAGCGTCCAGAAGTCTAGGTAGCCCATGCGCGCCAGCTGGAAATTCATCATCTTCTTTTCCTGCGACGACATCGCCAGGATCGAGTTGGGGGCCACAGTGAAGATGAACATCTTGGCGAAGGCCTTGGCACGCGCGCTCCGTGCCTTGGAGCGATCCAGCTCAGGCTTATAGCCCGGGGTGGGTTGCGGTGTGGCGACCCCAGTCATCGGGTCGGGGGTCATCGTCTGCGCCTCCATCGCGGGGACCAGGGAGTCGGCGTCGAAATCGAAGTCTTCGAGCGCGAGGCCGGCGTCACCCAGGATGTTCATGCGGCGGGAGGAGGTCTGGAACTGGAAGATGTTGAACTTGTGCATCTGCGCGACGTCACGGAGGAAGGCCTCCACATTCCGACCCTCTTGCCTGAGCTCGGGGGTGAGGGCTTCGTAGTACTTCTGAATGGTGTCAGCCCCGGGCATCTGGCGGAGCTGCATGAGCTGCTGGAGATTCGCGACGCCGGTTTGCTCGTCGTGCTCGGTACAGAGCTGGCGATAGACCTCCAGGAGCAGCGAGAGTACCTGGGGGTTCGGGCCGTCGAGTTTCTTGTAGGGCTCGCGCGAGGGGCTGCCGAGCATGGAGATGCCGATCTTCTTCCCGGGGCGCTGGGGGTCGAACGCCTGCTGGAACGCGCGACTGACCGACTGCTTATCGAACTGGGTATCCGCGTTGGTCCACTGCTTAATCCCGAGGCGGAGGTCCTTCATCGAGTCGTTGATCGCGTCCTGAATGGGGATCGTGTCGTGGAGGAGTGAGAGGCCCAGGAAGCACCAGGGCACCGACCACAATTTGAGGCGTGAGAACGGATACATCGAGTGCCAGAAAGGGTTCGGGCCATCGTACAGGATCAGTTCTGGCGTGGAGACGATGAGGCGCTTCTGCGGGTAGAGGGGGCCGCCGGGTTCGACGACGTAGGACCAGTTGGCCGTGGGGTCCCCCATGACGATCGGCTTGTTGGTCAGGTTGCGCGTGAGGTCATTCAAGTAGGTGCGGTAGAGGACAACATCCCCCGGGCGGACCGGGCGCGCGGCGGGAATGGAGGCGAGGCCGGAGAGGGTGTCGGCCGCGGGGGTCTGGATACGCGCGACAATATGGCGGAAGCGGCTCATGATCGTGGTGAGGAGGTTGTCGGGCGCGGGGCGGAAGGCCGATTCGAACTCTTTGTATTTCGAGCGCATGGCGTTGATCGAATGGGCCTCCCGGAAGATGACCCCCTGCCAGAGCTGTGGGCTGGGGTCCGAGGAGGGGCGAATCGCGAGGGTGTCCCGGAAGTCCTTCGCGATGATCTTGTGATCGCCGGTCCCGAAGGAAGCCGAGGTGTCCCATTCGATGGCCAGATCCCCGGTGCCCCCTGCGAGGGCGTACTTGATACAGTCGCCGAGGGTGAGATCGGCCATCGCCTCGAGCCACCAGGCCACCGTCAGGCGGTTGAGGAGGTCGCCGTGGAAGCTGAAATTCGGGTCGGTCGCCCGGTAGCCGAACACGGGCTTGATATCGGTGAGGGCACTGACGTGGGCTTGGGTCGCCTTGCGGGACTTGTTGATCACCGCGAAGGGGAGGTACTGGAGGGTCAGCTGCGCGTTGTCGCGCTGTTCTCCAATGATGTAGCGCATCCCCTTGTCAGCCATCTCGAAGGCGGGATCCTGGCGGTTGATCAGGTCCCCTTCCTGGACGGCCTCGGTGATCCACCCCAGTACCCGGGGGTCGCCGCCGAGGCGGAGGCCATCGCTGGTAATCGGTGGGAGACCGTACAAACCCGAGGGGCTGAAGTCCATGATCTAACCTTTCAGGGCTGTTTTCGCGCGGCGCATGCCGGGGCCGAGGGGGATGGAGGGTTTCGTCTCGCCATGCCGGCGCACCGAGACTTTCGAGGATTTGGTGTGCGGGGTGCCGGAGTCGTACACCTGGTCGCCGATCTTGCCACGGTCCCCGAAGGCGGAGACCCCCATGTTGGAGGCCTCCTGGGTCCAGGCGCGGAAGCGGAGGGGTTCGCCTTCGCCGTTGCGGTAGCGCTGCTCGGATTCGCGCTCAACCGTGCGCAGCTTATGGAGGGAGTCGATCTCCACCGGACGGCCGTCGACATCGACCGAGAACTTCTGGAACCCCTTCCCGGTGCCGCCGTCGCTGCGGGCGTCCATCGCGAAGTCGCCGGGCTGGGGGGCGATCTCCAAGATGCCGCGGCAGAGCCCCCAGTACGTCGCCTCGGCAGACGGCACCGCCCCACAGATCGGCGGCCACCCGTCCCCACCGACATCGCGCAACCGGTATGTCACCAGGTGGAGGGTACCGCAGGTCGGGCACCGGTAATAGTTGGACGGCATCTACCTGGATCGCTCTACGAGGTCGAAGAACTGCTCATAGATCCGGGGGGCGGTCCGGTTGACCAGCTGTTCCACCGTGAGCGAGTTGCGCTCGGCCTTCTCCTTCAGCGCCTCCAATTGATTCGGGGTGAAGGGCAGCCGGACATGGAGGAAGGAGATCCCCGCGAGACGCTCGACCTTCTTCCGCAGATCGGGCGCGTTCAGCAGGGAGCCCCCACCGAGGATCGTCTCCAGGACCTCCAGGATCTCACCCCCGACCACCACGACGCGGCCCGGTGGCAGGAGGCTCACCCCCGCCTTCAGCTTCACCCGCGCGACCTCCTCGATGTCCTTGCGGGTCGCATCCGAGATCTCCTGCAGCCCCGCCAAGGTGTCGTCATCCACCACCACGCGAATCGTGTTCATCGGCGGCTCCAATTCCCCAGGCCGGTGCCCTCCTGGAGAGACTTGCCATACCCCACAGGGTAGTTCGCTGAGGGCCGCCCCTCAATCCGTGCGGGGTCGTTGCGGCGGTCGATGGCACCCCTGAACACCGGTCGGGTGTGATCGTCGGGTTCACAGAAGAGGGTCCCCGAGATACGCTTCTCGGGCTGGAGGCTGGTCACAATCATCGGACGCTGCACGGTGAGATCCACCCAGACCAGCACCGTGTCGCCGACCTTAATCTGCGGCGGGACCAGAATCTCGCCCGCAGGGGCGTACTGACTCGTCGCCGCAGGCCTAGTAGAGGGTGCCACCGCTCCCTCGAGAGTCGGGGTCGTAGAAGAGTCCGTCGGTGTCATCATCGATCTCCTGCCGTTCCTCGGGGCTGAGCCCCTCCTGTTGCCGTTGGTCCTGGGCTGTCATGTCGCTATTCCGGTAGTCCAGGTGCTTGTGGTCCCCTGCGCGTAGCCTGCGGCGCTGCTCCTCTGCCCGGCGGCGCCGTCGATCCGCCAGAGGCTCGGTCTCCCCGCCCTGGAGGCGCCAGCACACGTAGTGCGCGATCCCCCCGGCGATGATGCAGTCATCGAAGGCGCCCTTCGCGGCCTCGGCCTCCCACAAGCTGCCATCCGTCTGGAAGTCGCGCATCTCGTCCAGGGTGAACTGCGAGTTGATGCGGCAGTCACTATAGCCGGTAATCGGGTCGATCGTGGTGACCCCGGTGTAGAACTGATCCAGGAGGATGGGACGCGTGCGGTTGGTGGTCACCCAGCCCATCTTGGTCGTCCAGCGCTTGTTCGGGTCGGCCTGATCGAGGACTTCCCAGATGAAGAAGTGTCGGTAGCCGAGGTGGAGCTGCAGGGTATCCTGCGTCGACAGACCATGATTGTTACATTCGATCGCGGCCATCGCCTCGCGGCTGTCGGGCCACTTGTAGAGGTGCCCAATGGCGTCGATCACCCCTGCCAGGGCGCGTGGCGCGGTGGTATCACTGATGAATTGCGCGACCTGCTCCTCACACTCGTCGATCGTCCCCATGCGGAAGACATCCACCACCGAGCGATCAAGCCCCAGGCCATCGGCGACATCCACCCCCATCACGTAGCGGTGCCCCTTCCGGGGGTGCTGCCACATCTGGAGACAGTTGAAGAGGGCGCGATCCCCGCCACGCTCGGCCAGCTCCTTGACGGAGAGACGATGAAATCCGAATCCAGGTGGAATGGCGTAGTGCGGGCGGGCTTCGGGGAAGGCGAGGATCACTTGACCACCGACCCCTCGATCACCGGGAATGCCCCTGGCTGTGTGGTTCGGCAGATCAGCGTCATCTGGTCGTCCTGCATCTCCCCATGCGTGTCGCCGTCCTGGAAGGGGAAGCCGCACAGCACACAGGAGAGGCCCTTCAGGTGATCGGGGACGACCCAGATCTCCGGAGGCGGGGTGGTAGAGGATTTGACCTCGACTGTCCGGCCCCTGCGGATCATGGCTCAATCTCGGTGGTCGCGACGACCTCTTCCTGCAGGGTAGTCGGCTCATTCGTATCGAGGGTCGTCGAGGCGTGGCGCAGCCGCTGCTTCGCCCCCAGCGCGACCAGCTGATTCTGCGATTCCTTGTACTCCGCTAGGGAGGCCTCCCGATCAGCAATCAGCTCGGCCCTGGGGGCCACCGTCCAGAGGTCGCACAGCGCACGGCCCTGCTTCTCGAGGCGGTCCATCGTCGCGACGCTGAAGATGGAGCGCCCTGAGTTCTGAAAGGCCTCCTCTGGCTCCGAGGGGTACTCACTGAGGAACCGGTAGAGCTGATCATCATGCACCGCGGCGGCCTTCATCACCTCGTACCAATAGAGCTGCTCGCGCGTGAGCTGGACGGCCCGGTGCATATATTGGGGCCCCTGCTCGGTCGCCCGCCGCGCGAACGCGAGGGTGTCATCGCTGGGGCTCCACCCGGGTGGGCAGGGGAGCCAGTATTTCGTCTTCTCCGCGTAGAAGGGGATGAAGATGT